ATTAATAGCGTGGGCTATCTTCATATATAATAATAAGCATTACTTAGATTTAAATGTTTCTGTTAAATAATAAAATAAATAAAGATTTGGTTATGATTTATGCATCAATAACCGGTTGCGTATACGATTGCGCTTGGCTCGATGGTTGCTTCTCTGTATCTGATCCAGAAAACCTGTCCCTCAACGTCCCTTGGAACGTCAGTGTATGATTCTCTCCTCAAGTCCTCTCTTATGAAGAGGATTCCTGCATTGTCAGTATCCAGCATCAAGAAGTTGTTTTCACTTATCTGATTGGTTTGGATCAAATCAAGTCCGAGGATGCTTCCAACATCGAACCTCTTTATATCTCCACCTTTCTCCTTGTGAATGAACTCATCCATTGCTGATAGTCGAGCGTAGTCCTTACTGTGAACAACCACTAGGTTTGCACCATAGTTCTTGTTGTGTAGTAATCCGATGCAGTTTGACAAGTCACCGATTTCGTCGGCGTTTGCTCCACCCCATCTTCCGCTTACACTGTAAGTCTGGACTCCTGCTGTACCCCATGCTTCCCTTAGTACGTCAATTGACAGCTTTAGACCGATCTTCTGACCTGCCTTTCTTGCCGCTCTTCGCACTAAATCCCATCTGGAGTCTGTGATCATTTCGTGTGTAATTTGTGTTCTGTAACCTACTTTCTTGTATGTCTCAGTCCACTCGATGTAGTCTGGCTGAAGAATGTTTACTTCTGCACCCTGAGCTACTTCCACAGCGTCATCCCACTGGCTCTCCTTAACTAGCTTGATCGAGTCTCCCTCATTCCTGTATTCTACAGGGAATATTCTTCGGGAAACGTCTACGTCTTCCATGAACTCTAAGATTTGGTCGTAAACAACCTCATCAATTAGACTTTTTTCTGCGTTTGTAAATGTCATTTTTTAATCACCATGCTAGTTTGATCTTAACCTTTGCGTCCCTTGATGCATCTTCAATTGCGAATCCCAAGTCTAGTCTCCTTTCGTTCAACTGTGTACTTGCTCTTTCTGCACCCTTTCCGTCAACTCCTGAACCGAATAAATCACCTGCTGTAACTGTATCGACTCCTGTGGTCTGAATCTTTACGATTCCTTCCATAATGACTGAAACTGGCTTTCCTGCGGATGCTGGAATCAGGGCTACACCGAAAACATGCTGTGAAGTCGCACTGGTTGGTCTAACCTGTCCGTTTTCAACGTACACTACCTGTCCTGAAGTTACATTTGCTGTCGCTACGAAGCTCCAAACTCTGCCTTCTCCATATTCAATTTGTGCTGTTCCCATTTTAATTCACCCTATTTGTTAAGTCTTTTTCTGCTCTTATACCCTTCAATGCTTTTTCATCCTTTCTACTATGGAAGATCATCTCACGAATATCTTCCTTCGCTTCTAAGGCTTTCTTAGCACCGCTATCTGGGTCGTTCTCATTTCCAACGCTTCCTTGGATAACGTTGGCGGCTTTAAACTCAGAAATTAGTTCAAGCTCGCTTTTTAGCATTTCAAGTGTTGATGCCTGATAGTCCTTTGTCGCTAGACCCTTTTCTACTCTTAGAGCAGTCAGTGTTCCAACGATTTCTTTCTTCTCAGCTTCTACCCTTGCATTTTCATTAGCCGTGTATTTAGTGACTAATTCCTTTAGGGAAGTAATCTCTGCATCTTTAGCTGTGATGTCTGCTGATAGATCGGATATTTTAGTATCCTTTGTAATTGCTGAGGCTTCAAGTAGACCCTTCTCGGATTCAAGACTTGTGACGCTTGCTTCTAGCAATTTCTTGTCAGTCTTTAAATCAGTAATCTGATTTGTGACCGCTTCGAAATCGAAAGTATTCTCGTCTGTTGCCATTTTAGTTTTACCTGATACTATATCTACTTTCCCCTTATTAAAGGTTTCGTCGTTTATAACAGTTTTATCCTCTTTTTTGGTATCCAGACCTATTAAATACTCTTCTATGTTAGTGCTAAAATTAAACATACTGTTTGCTTCTACATTTGCACCCTCGATTGCAGGGAATAGAACTATTGATTGTTCTAATGCTCGTATATCCTCACATACAACTGCACATGTTGGTACGCCATCCATATCATCTAGGTACTCGCTTGCTATGTCATGTAACCCTTCGTCTGGATAAGCTTTATTTATTCTGTGATTGCATTCTTCGTCACCGAAGTTTCTACCACATATTGAACAACTGTACTTACCAATGTGTATTCCTATACTTGAGGCTGATACTAGCTTAGTCTTAATCTTATGTGCGATGTCAGGGTCTTCAATCCTACCTGAGTAGCTGACAGTTTTACCGTCATGTGTTGCGTCTGTGATTCTACCAACAACTAGGTCTACACTCTTAGGAGAAAACAAACCACCTTTGTAGCCGTGATCCTTTAGAATATATGCACCATTTCCATCAAAACCGTTCTTGAGAGTATTAACAATATTATCAAGTTCCGTCTTTGGTAGAATAGTACCCTTGTTTTTGATATAACCCGCATGCATTGATTTACCGTGAATCATCAGAGGTAAGTCAGGAGTATCATCTTCTGGCTGTTTCTCTGCAAATTCTAAACTTGCACCAAGAGCTAAATCTAATGTATTAACCATTGTAAGTAATATAAAGCTTTACCTATTAATAAAGGTTTGGCTTATTCAGCCTCGATTTCGGGTTTCCATCCTCTTTCAAGGACGGATTGTAGAATCCTACTCGCATCATATGGGTTCTTTTCCTGCAAGATTTTTATTCCTTCCATCCATTGACTCGCCGTTAGGTTTGGAGCGTTTGGTTGTGGACGTTTAATCTCAGGCTTTGTTGCTGGCTCCTTTGTCTTTGGAGTTTCGCCGTCTTTCTGAGGTTTCTTGTTTGGTTCTTTATCTGGATTATCATCTGTTGGATGTGTTGCCTTTGGATTTTCTAGCTCTGGAGGCATTAAGGCTTCCCTGTGAGCTATAATTTCCTTTAGGTATTGACTTCCTCGTAGTAGACCGTATCCCATTGATTCTAGTATTCTTCTCGCTTCGTCTGGGCTTAAGATTCCTGCCGCTACTAGCTGAGTTAACTCTAAGATTGAAAGAACACTTACAGTCAGTGGATTCCATGATAGAATCACTGGCATTAAGTCTGATGTTTTTCCTTCCTTTCCTAGAAGCTCTAGCTGTCTGTAGATGACCTGTTTCTCAAACTGACGAGCCATTGTAATCTGAAGTGTTCTTACTGTTGAGTTGAAGATTGTTCTGATTTCCTTTAGAGTACCCGCATCTATGTTGTCCATAGCTGTATATAGGCTTGGAACACCTAGAGATACAATAATCTCCTTAGTTTTAGCCATAAAGGATTCTGCGATAGCTTCAGGAGCTTCAGGGTTATGGAACTCAAATTCAAGGTTGTGTCTTGTTGCCAACCAATCTCCCGGCTCCAAGCCTTCTACTTGGTCTGCAACTTTATCAACTGCCGCCTCGCTTGCAGGATATGTATCGCTTCCGACCTTAACTACCCTGAAAGGATAAGCTGTGAACTTTACGACTGCCGCCAAGTCCTGTCCCATCTCTTTATGCTCTTTTGCATCCTGATAGATTCTCTCCATTAAACCCTTGGCGAAAGGCTCAGAATCTTTCTTCTTACCGTTGAAGAAAAATACATTCTTAAGCTTCTCTCCTCTCCAAGACGCAATAATCTTACCGCCTCGAACCTGTTTAATTTCCTTTAAATCTCCATTTCTCTTTCTGTCTATGTCTATTTCATGTGATGGGTAGAATATCAGCTTGACCACTTTCTTCCCGTCAATCTCCATTTCTCCCCAAGTGAAACCTGAGATCAAAAAGTTAAGGAATATTTTAACAGCAGAATCATGGAAGTTTACTCTATCATCTAACTCTTCAATAATTTTGGTTAAGTCCGTTTCAGATTTACCTGTTTTACCATCAATAAGCTGATACCCGTTGTGAACTGCTGTGCTTACATATGAGTCTATTGCTTGAGCTACTAGACCACCTTCATCATAGAATTCGTTGAACATTTTCAACTTGTCTGATCTAGGTGTTTCTCCTAATGATTTTCCAAATATCTTTCTGTAACTGAAACTCTCCGCTTTCTTTGTTCGGATAACTCCCTGTGACATATCTAAAATATTTGCATTACTTCTAGTGTTTCTAGCCTTTCCACTATGGAACCAACAAGTTGATCCTCCATGTGAAGCGTGTGCATTACACTGTGTACCGTCTGATTTGATAGTCGTACATTGAACCATATGTATTGAATATACACATACATATTATTAAAGGTTTCGTTGAAAATAACTGTTTATTAAAAAAAAAGAGGTGATTATGATTCGACCCGTTTTATGATAATATCTCTACCATATAGGTCGCAAGTTCTCGTTGCATCTAGCCACCATATTTCGACTGACCATGCTCTTCCTTTGAAGGGTGCGCCTCTCACCTGTCTTATCTGCCCCTGATAGGCTTGTTCAGCAGAGTGTTCATTTGCTAGTCGTAGGTTAACTCTATGTGCGGCAAATGCTGTAGCCGCAGTTTCTACCCACATGTTAGTACCTGCCATTGATACGGCATCTGAAGCGGGAGTAACTCCTAGATATAGTTTTAGGTTAGATTCACCTTGTCGAATACAAAGGTTCATAGTACCGCTTGGTACTGCCCTTGCATCAAAGCCCGTTGCACTCCTAACTATATTTATTCTTGTGTAATCTCCCATCTTAAGTCACCTATGATATTTGGACTTTCCAAGTTATCTGAAGTGAGTCTCCGCCGTCCCAATCTATGTTGAGTGGGCTGAAGACCTGTCTCGCTAATAGCTGTCCTGTAGTAACCTGATTGATTATACCAGATTCCTCGATAGCCCGTGTACCTGTACTTGCTCCGTTCAATCCCGCAGGATTTCCTGAACTGAATACATATACTAGCTGTGCTGTGTCGTTTGTTACTGATGTAGTGATTCTGCTACCTGTTGCAAGTCCTCTTGCTCCTTCTGCGACAAGTGCTGTATCTGTTACGTTTGCCGCAGTATTTCCTGAACCTATTACGATTCTGGTAAACCCTGAAACAACTGTAGTTCCTGCATATAGTAAACTTGCGACTGCCGCTTTTCCGGCTGATGTGATTAGGTCGTCATCAATGTGAAGTTGTTTTAAGTCTCCGTTAATGTCGAAAACTTTAGCTTCCATTGTATCCTTGAATTTAAATCCGTCCCAATATTCATTTCTGTCGCTCATTTCAATTCACCTAACCTAGTATTCCGCTTATCCAAGCTCCGCCTCTACCCACGTACATGTAAGTACCTGTAGTATAGAACGAACCGTTTGTCACGTTCGCACCTGTATAAGGTGTCGTTGGAACAATCAACTTATCTTCGGCAGTAATGATACTACCGTCTAAGTTAGTAGCACCAACACTGGTAGCTATAACAACATTTATGTTTCCTGTTGTGATGTTAGCAGTTGTAATTGTTTCTGCGGATATAGTACCTAAAATTGCACCTGTAAGGTTCAATTCTCGAATAGCTTCTCCGCCTGTTCCTCCCAACTGATTGAATTTCTTCAGTCTTTTGGTGTGTAATCTCATTCTTCCCATATTGATCAAGTAATTATTACTGTTAGCCCTTAATAAAGGTTTCCTCACTTTACGTATTTATATCAGCATTAAAATTAGTATAGAAACATTTAAATGCAAGTAAAGATTATATTATATTATATTATGACGCTACTATTCAAACGAAAAATTCTAGCTACTGGAGACTCACTTGCGGTTTCATTACCAAAAGAAGTTGTAAGTACACACAAATTAAAAAAGGGAGCAGAGGTTTACGTCATATCTGACGCTATGGATGAAGATGGATTCCTAGTTATAGATTTAATGGGAAGAACGAGGGAAGAAATATGGAGGCTATTGAAGGAGTGAATGTATTTATAATTATCACTGGTGAAGATTTGAATAAAACAATAATAGTAGCCAATGATAAGAAAGAAGCAATACGTAAATTTTTCAATATGTTCTCTAATTTAAGGGATGTTGTAATTTCAGGGGAAGTAGGAAAAGCAATAGAAATCTCTTGGGATCAGGAAACTGAAAAAGAATCTACCCTTCCTTATCTTGTAATATTGGGAGCAGTTAGTAAGGAAGAGGCTATAAACTCCTTGCATGAGACTGTTAATAGTAAGAAGAAATGCGAAGAGGTATTACACAAGGGAATGCAAGAATGTCAGTGGATTAGAGAAACCCGTTATTAGACCATTTTTATAATTGAAAAGGTTTAAATAGGAGCTAACCCTCTATTAATGTCTATGACATCTATTATGCAACGAGATTTGATAGGCGAGTATTTAGTCGAAGAAGACAAAGAAAACGCCAATAAGTTCGAATCTTACACTAAACTGAGGGGCTTCGTGGCTGACTCCTTTATCAAGAAATGGGCTTTGGAGAACATTTATACCGAAGACATCGCCAACGCACATATCGAAGGGTTCTTTCATATTCACGACTTATCCGATGCTTTAGTTCCTTACTGCAAGGGGCATGATGCTACTAAGATATTAGTTAAAGGTCTGATTACTCCTACGGTAGTAGCCGCACCACCACAGCATTTATCATCGTTTTTTGATCAGCTTGTAAATCTGATATGTACTGCTCAACAGTCTTGGGCTGGCGCACAGGCAATTGCTAATCTTAATACTTTGGGCGCACCATTTGTACGTAAACATTCAGACTCATTAAGAGCTAAAGGACTTGATGAAGATACTATAAAAATTATGACTTATAAATATGTTAAACAAACTTGCCAAAGTTTTGTATATAATTTAAATTTCCCATCAAGAGCAGGTAGTCAAACTCCTTTCAGTAATATAACATTCAATTTCGCATGTCCAGCAAATATGAGGGACGAACCAGTTTTAAATGCTGGATGTGAAGGTACGTGGGGAGATTATGAAGAAGAGGCTTTCCTCATTATCGAGGCATTTAACGATGTCTTTATGAACGGAGACACTAGGAATCGTCCATTCACATTCCCGATTGTAACAATCAACGTTATACCTGAAACACCATTCGATCACCCGCTATGGCTTAAGCTTATGGAAACAGAAGTTAAGTTTGGAACATATTCATTCTTCAATTACATAGGTAGTGGTATCAACCCTGATACTATTCTATCCATGTGTTGTAGATTGACTATCGACCTGTCCGAGTTGGCTCCGACAGGAGGTAGGTGGGCTTATGCAGGAGAAACAGGTTCCATTGGAGTAGTAACTTTAAATATGGCTAGGCTAGGGTATATATCAGGAGGAATCAGTAGTAAATTACTGGATGAACTTGATAAATACCTAGAACTTGCGAAAAGGTCTTTACTGTTAAAATCACATTTCATAAACAAACATAAAGACAGATTCATGCCATTAGATAAGATTTACGGAACAGATTTAAGTAGATTCTTCCGAACAATCGGAGTCTGTGGTCTGAATGAAATGTGCGTCAACATGTTTGGAACTCCGCTTTCTGATAATCAAGAATTTGTTCATGATGTATTAAATCACATAAGAGAATGGACTAGAGAAACTCAAAAAGAGACAGGTGTTCTATGGAACTTAGAAATGACACCAGCAGAAGGAACAGCTACAAGATTCGCAGAGATTGACTACGGTATGTTCGGTAAGGATATATTC